CGTTTAAGTTATATTGGTATAGCTACCATCAGCATCATCGACTTTGAGCTTTTCGGCAGCATATTGTTCAAGTGGTATATTCCATTTCTGAGCTAGTCTAACATCTTCCTTAGATAATTTGACTTTATTAGAACTGGATGGGGACAAACGTGAAGCCCCCGATACTACTTGAGCAGGTGTTGACGAGCTTTCCTGCACACGTTCTTCAGTTTCTCCCACATCAGGAGAGAAAGCTTTTTTAATCCTGTTATCAATTTCTTGATAAAATTCTTCATCCCTTGGATCATATCCTTCTCCTTTTAATTCTGCATCTATTGCTAAAGCAGCAGCAGTTTTAACATTGTCCTGTCCAAACCAAGAATTTTTAGCAGCCCACTCTTCAGCCCTTGGATCATTTTGAGGTTGAACCTGTGGCTGATATACTGGTTGCTGTTGAACTGGAGCAGGTTCAGGCTGATTTTCATATCTTATTTTTGCTGTTGATACTTGTTTTAAATCATTCTGTGCTTCGTTCAACATTTCTTGAGCTTTTAGAACTCTTTCTTTATCTCCTTCTTCAAAGGCTTCCATATAGACAGATCTGGCGAGATCAAGTTTATCAGTTAATTGTTTCTCAGAAGCATCAAGACTTAATTTATTTACCTCGTTTACTTCTCTATTTTTTGTTACAAGAATATTATTTAATTTTTCTATTTGCTCATCCTTTTTTTGGATGAGAGCATCTCTTTCTTTTCTTTGTCTTATTAATTGTCTTATTCTTTTTTCAGCACCTTTAGTTTCTATACCTTCTAATTCTGGTTCTTTATCTTCTTTCTTTTGAGGTTCTGCTTCTACTTCTGGTTTAGATTCTACTTTAGGTGCAGCTTTTTCTTCTTCTCCTTCTACCTCAAATTCAACTTTTTTCTGCTCTTCATTCGGAATTTCAACTTCATCCCAATTATCATTATCACTCATTTTTACCTCCGTTGTGTACGAGTCAACGATTTAACGTAACTACATTATAACATAAAATTAACTATTTCCCAAATTAAGCTGATCCTTTAGTTAAATTAAATGTTGGATCTAGATCTTTTGGATCTTCTACTTTCATAGTAATTTGGTCATCAAAGAGTAAAATAAATCTTACTCCCTTATAAAATAGTTTAGTTCCTGTATGCTTACCGTAACATACATAATCTCCTACATTACACCATGCTCCAGCAGGAAATTTATTTTTATCCATATAAGCTAGATTACCAAGAACTACTACTTTACCTACCGTTGTAAGATACGACATGTCTTCCTTGGTTGAATCTGGTAGAAGAATACCACCTTTAGTTTGACTTTTAACAGATACTGGACGTATCAGGACATGAAATCCTGGTAGTTCAGGCAATACTTCTGGATCTTCTATTTCCTCTGGATCTGTAATCCATAGATCATTTTTAACGGACTTTCCCATTTGTACTTGTTGCATTAGTCTTCATTCTCTCCATATGTTCGTTTTTTCATAATATCAGTTATATTTTCTCTAGCCCACTCAAGACTTTGTATTGATCCTACAACTTGTCTATAGTGAGCATAATCTTCAGCCGTACCATTACCTAAATGTATTCTTAACTTTTGAATTTCATTTCCAAGTTCTTGTATGACTTCATCCCAGATATCCATCTGGAATTAAGATCCTTTCTTAGGTTTAGGTGCTTCCCAAGATTCTTTGTCCCACTCATTAAGAACAGATCTTATGTTACGACCACCTGTCACATCTTGTGCATAGGCATCACCAAAAGATTTAGAACTATCCTTAACATGAGAGGGATAGCCTTTACCCTTCTTCATTTCCATTTTTAGTCTCCTCTTTAGATTTTTCTATTGCTAGTTTAACTAATGCTTCAAGACCCTTCATATCTAAGTCTTTATTATCTTTTTTAAGTTGTTCAAAAATATCTTTAGTTACTTCCATTTCTTTTAATTCTTTTTTACTTTCTCTATCTTTATCTGCTTTTTCTTTTCTAAACTTTGCAGATGATCCATCTTTAAGCATATCTAGAATTTGTTCATTTTCTTCTATCTCAAGTTTTTTATTCTTGAGTTCCATTTCAGCAGCTTGAACTACAGTATCGGATTCTAGTTTTTGTTTCTCCAATTCTACCTTTGCTTGTTCAAGAGCTACAAGTTGCTGTTCAGGAGATTGTGCCATACCCATAGCTTGATTAGCATTCATTACCTGTTGAGCTGCTTGTGCCATAGCCATTTCAACTACAGCAGGATTTTGCTGCTGCTCTGGAGGCATTTGCTGTAAAGCTTGTTCTGTCATACCATTCATTTGTTCTTGGTACTTCATTACAGAATGCTCTTGTATATTAGCTTCAAGAATAGGGCGTATTCTTTCCATGATTGGATTGGCTCCATTCATAGGATCTTGTAGATAAGCCATCTTTGTTTGTATATGAGCATCATGGCTTTGTCCTGGAAAGGCTGCTATTGGTATTCCTTTGGTAGCTGCCATAATATCAGATACAGGGTCCATAGGTTTAGGTTCTATCTTTGGAGGAAGTATCTCTTCAAGATTAGGCATATTGGCGGCATTAAGTATTGTTCTATTTAATGCTTCCATATTAAACATACCTGGAGGCGATTGCTGTGCCATTTGCAAAGCCATATTAGCCATCATCATACGGTGGGCATTAGATGGTATATTAGGATCTGATACTGGAACAATATCTACACGACCATCAAAGTCTTTCTTAAATATACTACGATCTTCATAAGGAACATCATAAGGATATTCATCTGGTAAATAGTCATAATCTATTTTAGCTAGGATTCTAAACTCATCCTTTTGTGATTTATGTAATCGTTTATGAATTGCACTAAAGAACTTACTACTGGCTTCTAGTAAAGCCATAGTTGTACCTACAGGTCCATAGGAGGCAGCATCAGAGACTACTTGCTCTGTGCTGTCTGCAAACTTCTGACCAGCAGAAGCTACAAATGAAAGCATTTGAAATAGAGTCGAGGAAGGCTCTTTATAGGGGAGAGGAATAATAGCCTTAGATAAATCTACTCCAGTTGCTTCAACCTCCTTGAACTCACCGGGGGATATAGGTTCGTTATCACCAACCATCCTTAATCCCTTGGCTTTAAAACCTCCCGGTAAATTAGCAAACTGTCCTGCATCTATAAGGGATCTCATTGCAGCAGTTGCACTCATAGTGAGATTACCAAGGAAGTGTATAAGTCCTAGTCCGTAGAAACCAAATCCGGGTACAAATCTGTAGTGAACAAAGTGACTACGTTTTTCCATATTCGGATCATTCTGTTCATAGTTTCTACGAATACTTAGTACCTGTCTGCTTTGTTCTTCTACAGTTACGATATAAGGTAGAGATTGATCTTTACCTTCTATATCAAGATAACAGTGTTGTTCAAGTAAGACATATTGTGGATCTTTATCAGAACTAGGAGAGATACCTATAATTGTATCCATCTTTTCTGTAAAGGATGTTATATTTGTTTGATTTGGATCTGGAAGTTCAACATCTTTATATACACCAGCACGTACATCCTTTTCTAATTCTATAGGACTACGATAGATAACATGTGTATAACGATCTGCATTCCTAAGATCTGTAGCAAAGTAAGACACATAGAATTGATCTATAGGTATAAACTCTGATACTGGACGTTTAAGAGTTGAGTCATAGTATGTTTTTTTAAATGCTGATCCTATCAAAGGAAGATGAAACAGCATTCTTTCAAACTCATCAAAGTATTCTGGCATCTGCTCAGTTACCTGATAGTTCATAAAGTTCTGTACTCTATTGGCTTGCATTTCCTTTTCAGGTGTATGCTTTCCTAAAATATTTACTTTTACTGGACCAGAACTAGGAAACAGTTCTGATGATGATTTAGATTGAAACTTAACGGCAGACTCAATAAGAAGTGGGTGTACGGCTGTACATGCTCCTTCAAAAGGTTCTGACCCCGGTTCAAGTTTAAGTCCCAGTAATTCAAAGCCTCTTTCAAACATAGACTCCCATTCACCTCTTGAGTCTTTATCTGCCTGATAGTTTTCTATTACATCAAGAGCTATAGAAAATAAATCTTCTTCTTCCAATGTTTCGCATAAATTTCCATACCATTCTGCAATGTCTTCTGAAGGTTTCATTAAGACATCTTCTTGCTGTGCAAAATCTACAATAACTCCACCATCATCTTCTACCTGAAAAGTAGCATCAATGTCAGTTTCTTCGGCTGAAGCCATAGGAACTACATTAGATATTTCCTGGGGTATCTGCTCAAATGGATTTCGTTCTGTTGCCATAGCCTATGCTACTCCTAACATTTCTCTTGCTGCTTGAGGATCAATTCCCAATGAAATTAAATTTTGTATTGATGGCTCACTTGCTTGTGCTAGTGATACAGTATCAGGTCTTTTTTCTAATAGTCCTGCAATACCTGTCTTTGGAGCATCTTCAGACTCATCTTGACTTGTAGCTATTGTTTTAGTCTGTGTACCTGTTCTTTTTGCAGTAGGCTCGTTACCTAGATTAGGTGATGCTGCAATGGCAGAATTAACTAAAGATCCATCTTCACCTACTACAAAAGTTCCAGAAGGTGTTTCTAAGGTTCCTATAGGTCTTCCTCCTAATAATGCTCCAGCTATTTTAAATACTGTTGGAGTAAGAATTGCTGTTAATCCTCTTGATATAGGAGTAAATGTTCCTCCTTTTTCTGCAACATCTTTTTGAATACCTTCTATAGTTTCTTTATCAAGTTTTTTACTGCCCATAAAAACATCTTTAACTTTATCTAAAACTGATCCGAAAGTACTTTTTGTTTTTTCATCAACTAGAATGCCAGTTTCTTTTTCCATATCTTTTCTTTGTTCTTCTTTTTCAAGACGTTTTTTTATAGGATCAGCAAAATCGTAATTTACTCCTTGTTCTAATATATCTAAAAGTGTTCCTGCTGGACCACCATATCTATATCCTTCTCCTCTAAGACTAGCTCCAATTCCTGCATCAAAAGATCGCTGCATATCTTCAGCAGCACCAGGAATTGATAACGCTGCATTTAAAAGTTTTTCAGCTTCATTTATATCACCTGTTCTTTCTATCAAATCATTAAATAATTTAGTATATAATTCAGAATAAAAACGATTTGCACTACTGATTTTAAATATATATTTTATAATATCATTTGATCTGGACTCTTCCGTTTCTATAATTTTTATTATTTGTCCTTTTACTTCATCATATGTTTTTTTTGACAA